TTTGTTTATTTTTTTTAGAATCCTGCATCGTACATCTTTGAAAAATATTCAGATTTTTCCAAATACAAAAATTTTCAGATTTTTCAGGGTATAATAAATATATGTTCTGTTCACACGTATACGAAGAAACTATAGACTATATCTGTAGAAAATGTGACCAGCCAACCCATAAAACAAAATGGCTTGCTTGGCGACAAGAACATAAAAAGTATCAAAAAGAAATGAATGTTTGGAGCAGAGAATATGAAAATCCAACAGTTTGGTGGTCGATCTAAATGGGTATACTAGAAAATTTCGAGGCATGGGTTAACTTTGAGGATGAAGAAGTTGTTAATGACAGCCTAGCACTAAAGATGTTTAAAGAATGCGTGTGTGACAATTGTGGGTGTAAAGATGAGTCTAATAACACAGATATACTTTCTGCTGAAAAGCCTAGACAGTCTTGAAATAAAAATTTCAGAATATCATATAGCCCAACGTCTAGAAGATGATGCCTATGGTCGTCTTTGGTACGAAGAGAAAATTGACGAGGCACAAAAGAAGTTAGATCGAACTAAAGAACTTTTGATCGAACTAGTTAAACAACTCTAAACTAGTAGGTTGTTTTCTTTTAATCTAGAATAAAGCCCAGAAGCAATATATACAATTGTTTGGTTGCTTTGATCTACTATTTGATCAACTTGTTCTTTTTGCATTCCACTGCCTTGACCAAGTTCATAATAATCATCTGTGATGCTTTTAATAATAAAATCAACAATTTCTTCCTTATGCATGTTTCACCATTTCCCTATTGGACAGTTGTTTTGTTCATTATCTACTTTAATGTTAACACCACATCCGCATTGTCTGCAAGTCATAGTGTTTTTGCGAAGCCAATCGCACTCCATACAAATTTTCAAACGGGACTTACCAAGATCTGTTTCTGGCTCAATCACCATTCTACTTCATCCTTATATGTAACACTATATTCTCCACCATAGACTTCTGCGTATGAGATGATATCTTTATTATACCTGATACAAGTTGTTTTGTCTACTAAGCCTGTTTGGTACTTGTATCCCCTTGTTAATTCCCTGGTCGAAAAATTCCAACTTGCCTCTTGTTTGAGCATGTCATTCATCTGAGCCATATATTTATCTTTGCCTAATCGCCTTGAAACAAAACCTTGTTTGCCTTCATATTGAGCCATATTGTTTTCCACAGATGTGTGGATATCATTGTTCATAACAAATTGTGTTTGTGGACAATCCAACAATATTGACCAATTCTGCATGTTTTCTGCATAGTCGACTTTATTCTTGTAAGTCGAATCTGCATATGCCATGCGTAGGTTGTCAGATAGTGTTGTTTGAGACTCTATTGCAAACGCGAGAAGAAAACAAGTTGCGAACGGAAACTTATCGCTATACTTTTTGACTTTGTAATGCGTATTGGGATTAAATGATTCGATGTGAATATTATCTTCCATAAGTCGCATATGGTTTCCAATAGATGCGTATTTCGGAGAGTTCATATCGCAGTCAACAAAGAGACAATCTTCTGGATCGATGCCATCCGCGAGAAGTAAAAGATTTTTATCATATGTACCAACAACAGTTGCACCGTTATATTGCCAGATTAATTTTGCGGAGACCAACCCATCAATATCAGGGGAAATTATTAGGTTTTTTGAGTAGTCAAGCGTTGCTAGTATTTCTTTTTTCAAAACTCTCCTAAAAATTGTATTATAATAAATCTTATCATGTCAGTACAAGATTGGTTCGGACTCACACTTACCGCTCTATCTATTCTAGCATTCTTAGTTGGTGGAGTCAAGTTTCTCGTGAAACACTATTTATCCGAACTCCGCCCGAATCATGGCTCAAGTTTAAAAGATCAGGTCAATAGACTTGAGGAACGTGTTAACCAAATTTACGATCACTTATTAGATAGATAATCATTGAGTATATGCTAAATAATTCCAAAATCCAAATATTATAACTATAGGCAATATCCAATATAAATATTTCATTTTTTCCTTATATAGTATATAATATATATAATATATAAATATATTTAACTATAATATATATCTTTTATATTTATATATATTTAAAGTATACACTATGATTTTTTGTTTGTCAAATTCAATACCCCCTGGTCTAAAAATAAAGAATTATGTTATAATCTTACTATGTGCGGAACATCATCTATCAACCAGGTTGGGGCAAACCCAATAAATATTAAATGGAAGGTTGTTCGTGGTGATACTGCCACTCTTAGGGTAGACTTTTTAGAGGATGATGAAATTACAACAATTGATATAGATGATTGGACTTTTTCTTCAAGTTCCTATGATGCCTCTGGTGATTTATTAGATGAACTTATAGTTGATAAATATGATGGATATGTAGTTATTACTGCCCCTGCCGAAACTACAAAGTACTGGGGAGTTGGTTACAGATCTATAGTTGCAGACTTGCCATTTGATTTAGAAATTACAACAGACGAAGATGTTGTTTGGACTCCAATAATTGGAACAATTACAGTATATAGCGACATAAGTCCAGGGGCGCTATGATAATTAAAATTACTGCTCCAGCCGTAACGCCAGCAAAAGTTATAAAGGTTAACGAAAAGATCTTTATAATTAAAACTGGTGAATGATGAGCATATCGCAAAAAGTTGATATTCCAGGTAAAGCCAATCATAAAAAATCTTATGCTGAAGCAGTAGAATCGCTACAGTTGTCAGAAAACCCAATTCCACAATATATACCAGTTTCTGGCCCACAAGGCCCACAGGGACCACAAGGGCCAAGAGGTGCGGAGGGACCAAAAGGCGATAAGGGAGAAAGGGGAGAGAGGGGTTTAAAAGGAGATAAAGGTGATCCTGGAGAAAACGGCAAAGACGGAAAAGATGCAATACCGCCTTCGGAACAACTACCTGGTTGGGCATCGTATATAAATAAAAACACTGACTGCAATATTATTGGTCTATCTAGAGGTAATGATGGTTGGTCTCAGGTAATAATAAATAAAAGAAATATATTGATAAATAAAGATTTTTTACCAAAAACATCTGTAGATCTGTGGAATATAGAGACACAAAGACTTAATTTTAAAAGATTAAAGGTTGGTGCAAGAGTAGCAGTAACTTATGATTTTAGCGTTACCACATATAACAATAATACAGAACTATGGATACGTACCGTTTTTCCAGAATCTAATATTTCTTATACTCAGTTTGTTGCAAATTTAAAATACCAATACTCATATGATTTTTCTGTAACCCAAAATTTGTATTTAGCAACAGAAAAAATGATAGGAGAATCACCAATGGTAGAAGTGAGATCAGACTTTGATTCTGAGTTTTTAATTAAATCTATTACAGTTCACGTTTCTTAATGGTATAATAAAGTTATGGCATTTCCAGGAACATATAATTTTGATTACTATCGTGGTGACACATTTAGATTTGTTATTTCCCCAAAAGATTCTAATGGCAATGCATTAGATTTATCATCTTATTTTATAGAGGGTGAGAGAGACGCAATCTTTACAATTGCAGATGCCAGAGGAACTGCTGCAACATCTACATATTCTTCTATTGTTGAACTAGAAGGAAATTTTCCTTTGTCAGCAACTATTGATGTTGAAAACAGTACAATTACTTGCACAATTAAGCCAGATGGTGGTAGATACTTAGAAGGAGGATCTACATACTATTATGATGTTGAAATTTATAATGGTGCAGATCTTCGTTATACCTTGCTAACTGGAGCAATAACTGTAGAAGATGATGTTACTGGAGCAGAATAATGCCAGAGGTTGTTGTAATTGATCCAGAGTTATCAGTTTATGGTCCAACAGAGTCTATTACAGTTTCTGTAGACATTGGACAAACTGGAACAAGAGGTAGCAAACAGTTTGTTGGAACTGGTGCTCCAGGTCCACTAACAATTGTAGAAACTCCAATTGCAAATGATATGTATTTAGATGTTTCAACTTCAGAACTATATCAATATATTGATGGAACTTGGACAATTGTTGGTAAGTTTGCACCATTAACATATAATGTAAATGAAACCATAACATTTATTTCTGGAAATGCAAATTTTACTTATGATATAAATGATATGTTTGGAATTACAGAAACAAATGGTAGTTTTGTTGTACATCATAACATTATAGGAACAACTAATGTTATATCATCTGTAATCACACAACCAACTTTAACAACTACCGAGTTAGATTTTTCAATTAAGGCAAAGTCTTTTAACGGAACATCCTGGTCTGATCTTTCTGGAGACTACGATGTAATGCTTTCTATTAGCATAGGTGAGGATAACACTTCTTCTGCTTCATAGAATAACTATGCTATAATATTTATATTATGGCAGCCACAAACATAGGAAGTTCTAAGTATCCATTAGCAAAAATTCCAGCAATGGCAGATCCAGCCGATATTCAGGTTGCACTTAAATACTATCATTGGGGTCAAGAAGCAGAGCCAGAAGGAACTGCAACAGCAGGCATTGCAAAATATTTAGATGATATTGATACAAGAATTGATGGAATTGATACAAGTTTAGAAGGTGTTGTTCTAGAGTCCATAGTTGATGCTAAAGGTGATTTATTAGTTGGAACAGCAAATGACACAGTTGATAGACTTGCAGTTGGTAGTGATGGATATTTTTTAAAGGCTAGTTCTGGAGCAACCAAAGGTGTTGAATGGTCAGCATTAACATCTGCATCTACATCTGCATCAGGAATAGTTCAACTTAATGACACCACAACAAGTACATCAACAACGCAGGCTGCAACAGCAAACTCTGTAAGAGTATTAAAACAAACAGTTGATGTCTCTGCAAAAACAGCAGACTATACAATTGCAGCAACTGATGCTGGAAAAACAATTTTAATGAATGTAAGTTCTGGAACTTCTGTTGTAACAATTCCAGTAAATCCATCTGCACCAAATGATTTTCCAGATTATACAAGAATAGACATTGTTCAGACTGGCTCAGTTCAAACTTCTGTCGCTGCAGCAGTTGGTGTTACATTAAATAGTAGAAATAGTCATAAAAAACTTTCGGGAAGATATTCTGCTGCAACAATAATTAAAACAGGTGCTAACGAATGGGTTTTAATTGGCGATTTGACAATTTAGGAGTTGTAAATGTTTATACCATTAGGAACATTAGGAAACGTATTTACAACTATTATAGATGACTTTGATCGTGCATCATTAGGAACAGTAACAACAACTGGACATCCACTAACACAGTTAAGACAAACTTGGTCAATTCAATCTTCAAACTATGCAACATCTTCAGCAGCAGCAAATACATATCCACTATTAGTAGTTGATGTAGAACAAACAGATCAAGTATCTGGAAATTATACTTTTAGATACTTAGGAAATGGTCCAGCATTTTGGGTAACAGATGCGAATAACTGGTGGGCAGCAATTAGCAATATGAGGGTTGCACTAGATAGAAATCCATACTCTTGTAATTGTTCGTCATATTGTAGTAGTTATACATGTGCATGTGGAAATGGAGTTCCAGACACTATGAACTGTTGCTGTTCTTACAGCACAGTATATGTTTGTCCTCCAGGGTGTTACTACAGTGCCTTTTTTGGCACCTGCTTCTCTAGTTCTGATGATGGTGCTTGTGGTCCAGCAACGCCACAATCACAGTGTACTGGAGGGTTTACTTGTGCATGTGGAAATGGTGTTGCAGATAGCATGAGTTGCTGCTGTTCTGCAACAATCTGTCAAACATGCTATCAAGACTATAGTTACTATACTGAAATAAAGATTTTACAATGTGTTAATGGAACTGTTTCAACATACTCTACAGATATTATAGTTAATGCAACAAGTTATAATATTGATAATGTACCAAATTATATATCTGTTGTAACAAAAGGAAATGAGATTACAATACGACCATTTAATAATAGCAATGTTTTAATGGGAAGCCCTATTGTAAAAAATATTTCTAATCCAATAAAAGGAAATTATGCTGGAATAACGTATGGTGGTAGTGAATATAATCAAAATGGAGCATTTTCATATTACTATACTGCTGCAAGACCAACTTCTTAGTGTATAATGTATTTAAGGAGATAAAATGAGCGAAGTGCCACCAGAAATAAATAAAGAAGTTTTATTATCAGAACCACCACTACCTGTGGAAGATCCAGAAAGACTTAATATTGCTGTATCACAGTCTCGTGCTGGAATAAATACAATTGCCTTAATTATAGATAATCAGGTAGTAGATATTATGAATATTCAACAAAGAACTGCAGCAATTTTGCTAAGCGAACCAACCGTTGTTGACATAACTGATCGTATTAGTCCAAATGGAAAGTTAGATGTTATTATTGGAATGACCTATAATGAGTCAAATGGAAAATTTAAATAATAAAAAGGCAAGACCTTGGGATTTATTTAATAAAAATATTGAAAAGGTTAATACTGACATTGCTAATCAAAGGTTTGAAATTTGTAAAGTATGTCCAGAACTAATTAAACTTACATCGCAATGCAAAAAATGTGGATGCTTTATGGAAGCAAAAACAAAACTTCCTCATGCAGAATGTCCAATTGGAAAATGGGATAAAGTTGTAATTTCTTTCAAAGAAGAATTATAATTAAAATCTTTCCATCCACTCTTTGGTTTTCCAGGTAATTCCCTTCCAGGCTGACCAATCTTTTCCACCATCGCTCATATGATATGCAATTTCTGCATTTCTAACTGGGTCAAATAAATCTTCGTTAGAGTCTAAGTTAAACTTATCTCTTCTATGCTCTCCCATATCTCCAAGCATATTTATTTGGAATAAACCATAAGAATTATCTCCAGTTTTACGATTACCATTAAAAGAGTTTGGAGTTCCCATTGATTCTTTCATTACCGTTGCCCAAGCAACCTTAAGGGAATATCCTTCAAAGCCAACAGACTTTAATATCTTGATTAACTCATCTTTTTCAAGAGGGGTTCCATATTTATACTTTTTATTAGTTTTATTATTTTCCTCCTTAGAAACGGAAAAAACCGCTTTCGCGGTCAGATCTGCGTCATAGACGGAATTATAACTTAAATTATTTTCAGCATTAGCAGACGAGTTAGCAAAAAATGCTACTGCTGCTATTCCTGAGAGTACGCTAATCATTGCCGATTTATTCATGATCGTTTCCTCCTTAGAAAACAAAACACCATTTTTTGATGGTGTTACTCACCAGTATAGCATGAAATTTTATTTTTTGTCAAGTTTTAACGTTTTTACGTTATTGTGTTATAATTCTATTATGGCAACATACAGAGGCACAGGTCAATCAGTTTATGATATCGGTGATGCACCACCTCTCGTAAAATGGACAATTGTAAAAGGCGACACAGTAGCATTTAGAGTATATGTTACAGATGATGCTAAGAATCCATTAGTTATTGCAGATTGGGATATTTCTGCAGAGTTTAGAAGACCAGATACCGCAAATAATTTTGACCAAGATAGTGCTGGAACAGTATTTGTTTTAACCCCTGCTCCAGACGGGGATGACGGAGATGGAGAATTTACAGTAAAACTAACATCTGTTCAATCAAACCAACTTAGAACTGGAGATGTTTTCGATATTGAACTATCTGATGCAACAAGAGTTTGGACTGTTGCAAGGGGACAAATGGTAGTTCTTGAAGACGTAACTGACTAATGGCATCTATATCAATACAAGAAAAAACAAGGTTTGATAATTTAAATATTAATATTAAAGATTTTGCAACATCATCAATTGAGGAAAAGGTTCAAAAAAGAGTAACAATAAATGAACTTTTGCCTTTTAGAATAAGAATAACAGATATAGATATTATTGGATTCTCACCAAATAATACTCCACCAATCCCTTTGCAGATAATTGGTTTAAGCAATTATATTTTATAAAATAATTATGTTATAATATTGACATGTCCAGACTATCAATTTCAACTGTTAAAACCAAGTTTCAAACTGGAGATCGTCCTACACAAACGGACTATGAGGATTTAATTGACTCAACGTCTGCTCAGGCTACAGATTTAGGATCATTTGGCAATAATGAAAATACAATAACTGGCATTGAAAATGCTACAGTAATTGATAGTTTTTCGGCAACAGACTGGAGAATGGTTAAATACATTATCTCAATTGCTAAAACATCAGCAGGGGATAATAAATACTATGCTACAGAAATGACCATACTTATTGACGGAACAGATGTCAATGTTAGTGAGTATGGAACTATAGACAATGATGGGAATATTGGAACCATTAGTGTCTCTAAAGTAGGAGGAACTGTAAGCATTACAGTAACCCCACAAGTTGGAATAACGCCAGTCACTGTACGATTTGCTCGTATGGGACTTAAGGCTTAATCCAAAAAGGAGATAAAAAATGGCAACAGTCAACAAAGACTTTAAAATTAAAAACGGTTTAATTGTTGAAGGCTCAACTGCAACCGTTAACGGCCACGATGTTCTCACAGAGTCATTGGTGGACGCAAAAGGTGATTTGCTAGTAGCATCTGACGCAGATACAGTAACAAGACTTGCTGTTGGTTCAGATAATTATATTCTTACTGCAGATTCATCTGCTCCAAATGGAGTTAAGTGGGCAGCCCCACAAGCAGTTGGTGAGTTTGGTTCAAGCATTGTTTTTGAAGGTTCAACAGCAGATGCATATGAAACAACTCTTCAAGTTACTGACCCAACGGCAGACCGTACAATTACACTACCAAACGCAAGCGGTACTGTAACACTTAATGATGCAACACAAACATTAAGCAATAAGACAATTTCTTATACAGACAATACAATTACAGTTCAGGTAGCAAACGTTACTGATTTAACAGCATCTGCTTCAGAACTCAATACGCTTGATGGAATTACTGCTTCAACAGCAGAACTTAACATTCTTGATGGTGTAACTGCTTCAACAGCAGAAATTAATCTTCTTGATGGAGTTACAGCAACAACTGCTGAACTTAACATCCTTGATGGTGTTACAGCAAGTGCATCTGAGATTAACATCCTTGATGGTGCAACACTTAGCACAACAGAACTTAACTATGTAGATGGCGTTACTTCATCAATTCAAACACAGTTGGACGCTAAGGCAACATCAACTGATTTAAGCAATCACA